TTCTGTTGTCTTCAGCATTCTTGTACGAACAATGAATCCAACCACTATTAGGTTCCTCTGGATTATGAAACTCTAATATTAGCTGATCAAAATCTAGGTTATCAATAATATATTTTGCTAGTTCAGCATTGGCCACACCAAAGATTTCAAAATCAGCGGCTTGGCCTTTTGCGTGCTGTGATTTCGCACTTGAACCTATTTTTAAACATAGTTCAGGACTTCTATATCCTGATGATACAGATACTACTTTGCCATAATGGTCCCTTACTTTTTGTAGGACATTATCACATAGTTTTTTTAAATTATCCATATGGTCTTCGCTTGGATTATTACTAATACCATGTCTATCTGCTGTTTGTGAAGCAGTAAGTTCTTTAAGCGAAAAGTTTTTGCTTAGTTGCATTTAGTTTTTCCTTTGCTTTTAGTTTAACTTTTTTAAGGGTTCTAATTTCGAACCAACTTTGACTTGTTCGGTCGGTTTTTCTTTTTTCTTCAACTTCATTTACTGCTCTTTTTAGTTCTTTATGATGAGCCTTAACTTCTAACATATTTACCCCCTAGTTAGTTTTAACAATTTGTCCATCTGTGCCTTGATAATTGGTCCTCTATTTGGCCAATGTATATAAGGTTCATTGGACTTGGAAAGATTATATAAAAAAGGCAATACAATCTTTTCAATCTCTTTAAATCTTGCTTCTATATCAGCATTCTGTATATCTTTGTTTACTGTATCCTTTTCAGCAACAATCTGCATAATTTCACTCATAGCAGATTTAATATCAGAAACATCTGATTTAATTTTTGCTAATTCTAAATTTGAATTTTCTATTACACTTGGATCAATGGCTGGTTGTGTTTCTTCAGCTGGTTTTTGAGATACAGGAGTGAAACCGTAATCAACGTCTGTGTCAAACTCTCTCATAAAATCTGGTATATCTGCCATAGTTATTCTCCTTTATTGTTTATGTATTGAGTTTTAATTACTTTATTTAATACTGTTGTATAAGGATTAAAACTAAGGTCCTTATTAGCACAAGCTGTAAGTAATAATCCTACACATAAAATAGGCAGGACTTTCAAGCAGAAATGTCCTGCCATATTGAAAATGTACAATAAGCGGATTGACCTATTCGACTCAGGTATACGACCGTTGTGTTTCAGTTGCTCGCTCTGTACTATATTATTTATTTTTTGCACTTCGTCTAGCCTTGTATTTTTTAACTGCTTGTTCGGTTTTAACTTCTTTTACTGATCTTTTTCTATGTTGTTGTGCTAAAGGACTGTTAGGATGTGCTTCAGCAATTCTGCTTAAATTATCTTTCCAACCACCATCAGTTCTATAACTCATACCACTTACACCACCAACAATATTTACTGCATTTATAATTTGTCTGATGTGTTTATTTTTTAAAAGATAGTTTTCCATTTCAGAAATGGTCATCATCTCGGTAAACTCTTTACCAGTTTTTTTATTTTCAAATGTATAAAGTGGCATTAATTTAATGATAGGTGATATAGTAACTGATTAGTTGCTAAAAGCATATCTTCTAATATACTTTGCAAGTCTATTTGACCAGCAACTTCTTTATTGTTTGATAGTTCTTTAATTCTATCTGCTTGTTTTTTTACTTCAGCTTTTACTATTTGAACATCAGCATAATTTAAAATGCCTGGTCTTAATTCAGCACTAAATTTAATTCTTCTACCAGTTTTACCTTGATGTGTTTCAACAAACTCGTCAAGCATTTTATTAAATTTAATATAGTACTCACCTAAGCTTTCATGTTCAGAATATGACTTTGTTTGCCAATGATAAGATTGAATATCATTCAAAAAGTTAATATTTAATTGTATAAATTCTTCTATTTTACTCATATTATTATTTAGTATTTGCTATTTCTACTATCCTTTGTATTAGACTACCTAGTCCATTTTGTCTTTGCATTGTTAATAATTCTTTTATACCTAAAGGTAAAAAATCTTCAATTGTTAAACCAGCAACTTCATCTTTAGAACAATTGTTAACAAGATCAGTTACTAGTTTAGCTGTACCTTTTGTTATAAAGGCATCAGCATCTATTTTATATATCATTGTATTATCTTCTTTTGTTCCACCTATTAACCACAAGTTACTAGCACAACCACGTATTCTATTTTCTTCAGTTTTTACTTCATTTGGTAATGATGGTACATCTTTTGCTATGTCAATAAGATATGCAAGTCTATCGTGGCCTTGCAACATTTTAAGGTCATCACCTTTTTGTACTATTTTTTCTTTTAACATTTAAAATTCTACCGTAGTTTGGCCAACCAAATTTGTCAGGTGACTCTCCTACATATCTCCAACGTATAACTCCTGTATTAGGATTTCTTTCATAAATTTTAGGCTGTTCTATTTTGTTTTTTTTGTTCATTTTTAATTCCTTCAGCAAACCACTCTGGCATTTTAGCAGGTGATTTCCATGTAGCAAATGCTTGTTTTTTCATTATATAGTATTTACGATAAGACGCAACTACGTCACCTGGTATTTTACATTCATCTGGCATTGCTGGCGTAGCGTCTGTACCAATCACATCAACTTTAGCGTTTTCAGGTGGGTGTTTAAGTATGTCACCAAGTTTTTGAATAGTTAAATGGTCTTTTGTATGATTGTATCTTAACTTGTATTCTTCATTAAGAGCCATCATATGTTTATATAACCATATGTAATTATATGCTGATTGTAATACCCATTGTGTAGATGGATGATTTAACCAACCTGCTTTGTAAATAATTGCTTCTTCATTTGAATTATCAAGTTTCCATCTTTTAATATTTCTACCGTTCTTTGTTTTTGCCATATATTCTGTACCATCAAGCACACGTTTAGCAGTACACAACATTTGAGCAGACTCAAGTATCATTTTAACCACATGTTTATCTAAAAGCATTTTAGCAGCTTTTACTGGATCTTTATCAACATAAAATATATTCATTAGTGTACTAATCTCCTCATTACATAATCTTTCATATTATATTCATTTGCTAAATTCATCATCTTATTATACCACATAGATTTCATTTCGTCTGAAGTAGCATCAGCACAAGCTTTTGCTAGATTATCTAATCTATGTTTTTTAAGATTGTCTGGACCTTTTAGTCTTTTTATATCATTAATTGTAATCATAGTATATATTATATATTAATTTGACATTGAAGTCAAGCATCAATTATCCCTTTAAATACTTCTTTTTATACCACTTATAAAACTTTTTATCTGTAAATATTTCAACTATTTCATTAGCTGGCACTTGATCACTACGAATACAATCTGCCATATCTTGGTAATCGGTTATGTCTACCTTACGTGTCATTTTTTTATTCATACTATTTTCTCCTATAGTAATTAAAAGTCTTTTTCTTTTTATATCTTTTAAGTAAATCATCTAAAGCATTTGATTCTTTTTTTGGTTTTGGTTTTATTACTTGATATCCAATAATATAAGCAATCATCATACCTACAGTTGTAATCATTATGCCAAGTACACCTAATAATAAACCATCAGTTAATGTCATTTATATTCCTCTCTTATTTTTGTAATAATACTTTTTATTTTAGCAAAGTAATTTTTATCACTTGCATATGCATCCAGTGTTTCTATCAACATGTATGGATTATCAATACCTTCTTCTCTCATTTGTCTATAACCTTGATAGGCATGGTGATTGTTTAAGGTTTTAGTATAATGTAAAACACTATCACACTCATGTTCAAATACTTTAACGCCCCATTTTTTTGGTTTATCTTTCCAGGGTAACATATGAGGCTCTCTTAAATCATATGTACGAATACCAAATAGATTTTTACCCTCTATGGCAAATCTACTCATTCCCCAACCAGACTCTAGAGCTGCCTGTGCTACTAATAGTTCTAAATTGACTCTATTAATATCATTGTGAAAATGAATATACTCAACACATATTTTAACATTATCTATAAACATTTGATTATTATTATGTTCAAAGTCAGGCAATGATGGTACAGCAGCTTCTGCTCTTTGTTTACCATCAAGTGTATATCCATACCATACAAATGACATTGCTGTAACTACTACAACAAACATCATTGTTTTGATAAAAACTTTAAATTTTACCATCTTTAATTACCTTTTTCAAGTCTTTTATAGTTTTCTTTTTATTCATAGTAACAACATACCATTTATATCTAACTTTATGTTCACTACTAGGACCAAAAGATGACACATCATATTCTCTATTAAACACAATAAGGTCTTGTAAATATAATTTAACAAGATCGTCAAGTATTGTTTCGGAATGGTTTTTTGGCACAGTAGGTGTCTTAAATACACCTTTGCCTTTTACAACCATTTGTAATATTTCTTTATGTTTTTTCAATAGTTTCATTATATACCTTTCTTTACGTAGTATTCATAGCCATGTTCTTCAAACTTCTTTTGAATAAACACAAGGTTACTATTATCTAAAAGTTCTCTATAACCTTTAAATATCTTTTTACTGGTTCTGCCTGGAAAGTTATTTAGGATGTCTTTGTGTAAATGTCCTGTATAATATAGTTCCCACTCACCTACATTGTTTTGTAAAACATAATCAATTATGTTTATGCCTTTTCTAATTTGTTGTTTTAACCAATCATCAACATGGTTCTTTTCATTTTTACTCATAATATAACTTTCTTCTTTCTATAATTGTAAACCAATATAGTTTACTTTTGGTGAAAAGGACCAGAACACATCATTGTGATTTCCTGTGTCACCTAGGTTTTGCATTTGGTACAAATGTACCATTTCATGGACTAACGTGTCCAAAAAATCTCTTTTTTCAGGATAGGCAGGTAACATTTCTAATTTATACATTCGTGTACCTTTTCTTTTCCACTCAAATGTAATGACTTGTCCTACACATTTCTCTCTTTTTAAATCTTTTATTTGAATCTGTCCAAATGGAGATAACTTGTTATCAAAAATAGCATTATTAAATTCTTTAAAATACTTCTTTATGTCTTTGTAAGTCGTTGTATATTTTCTTTTTACAGAAAATTCTTTTTTCAACTTTCTTTTAAGTTTCAGAGCTTTTGATTTTCTAGTTACTATTTTCGCCATTTAATAATTCCTCTTTGTATTTTTGATCTGTTTTTAATTTTAAATCAGTAACAACACCATCAAGTATTTCAGGTAAGTAGGCTTGAATAATATAAATCGAATCAATAACAAATTTGTGAGCAAGTTTTTCTAACTCTTGTTCTATAATATAGGAAGTATCAATATCTGTATTCTTTATAGTTTCAGATATAACATGACCAATAACAGCTGTGTTATAGTCGTCAGCTTTGACTAGACTAGATAGTCCAAACCATATAATAGAATTTAATACTACTATTGTTATCAAAAATTTACGCATTACGAAGTAACCTTATCGTAAAATGTATCTTGGATACATTCTTCTACATTGTGTTCATCAATACCTGTTAAATCAAGGTTATCGACTTTCATAACTTCAGCGACAGCAGTTTCTAAATTAATTAGATTATTCTTAAAATTTAAGATAATCTTATCAACTGTCTTTTCAGCTTCATCAGTATAATATTGTTTTACTTTTGACATAGTGTATTCTCCTTTTTTGTTGTTTTCATACTGCTACTATATCAGAAAATAGTATGAGTTTCAAGCAAAATCGGACAATAATTAGCCGTTTTTTATACTGTAAATCAAAGGGAATATAGGGTGTGACAAGTTATCAAGTAGATGTTCTACTTTTGTTCTACACCCTATAGTTGAATACTATAGAATCACTCTATAATATTTATGTTTTAGGACGTTTTGTAATCGTCATTCCAACCAAACGCTTCTTTAACCACAGCGTCTGTAAGACCTTTATATCTTTTATTAAGTTCTTTTTCTTTTACTGCGACCATCAGTTCAGCATCATCTTTATGCAAGCCTTCTAGCATTTGAATAAACATCATTTCTTTTTTTGTTTTTGAAAGAGCTGCGTCTGCACCTTTTACAAAGTGCCATAATTTTTTAGCTTCTGTGTATAGGGTTGTATGTTCAGTTCCTGCTGGAGCTTCATTGACCGTATATGGTGGGTTACCAGGTGGTAAATCCCATTCAATTTTTGAATCAAATGCACCCTTTAATACTTGTCTTAATGGAAGTGAGTCGTTTTGTTTTAAAACCTCGATCTTTTTAGGTTTGTCTTTTGCGTTATTTACTTTAGTTAGAATTTCGTGTAGCAATGGAGCAGATGATCCACTATATTGCATATTCATATTAGATGTGTTTGTTGGCATATTGCCCTCCTCATTTTGTTATGTAAGGGCGGCACAAGGCCGCCTCTACATTTATTTATGCGTTTTTAAAGAGAGAGATTACGCATTTTTATATGCGAACGGAGTCCCATATAATTTTTTAATACCAGCAGCGATAATCGCTTTTGTTGGTACACCCATTCTGTATGAAGTACCTTTAGTAGTTTGATTAACATAGATCATGTTTCCTTCTGATCTTAATGTATCAATTAAAGCTCTTGGTGAACCTAAATCGAATTTAGTTCTTAAAGACTTCCAAGATACTGGTGCACCTTTAGATAAAAGGTTTAAAACTTTTTGTCTTTTTGACATAGTTTTTCTACCTCTTGTAGATGTCTTTTTTGATTTTGATACAACTCTTAATGAGTCATTTGAGAATAATGATTTAAACATTTATTCACTCCTTATTATATAATGTGCCTCAATTAAACTATCAAATACTAGGCACGTTTTAGTATTTGTAGTATCCCAAAGTGCTTTATGGAATTCTTTAAAATTTTTTATAATCAATTGTAATAGCATATAAATTTTCACCTTCACCTTTTGTTGTTACAGCCTTATCGACTCTTTCTTGTAAAGGGTGTTTCATGTGTACTTGTCTTAATAGCATTGATTTTAACGACTCAGATAATAATTTATAATCACTTAAAAATTTTGGGTCAGCTAGATTAAAGTTTTCATCTTTTAATCTTAATAACATTGTTTCTGTAAGGTCTTCACTTACTGATTGAACAAAAATTTTATTATGTTCAAGTCTTATCATTTCTTGTCTTTTAGCATCTAATTCCTGAGCCTTAGCATTAGGTGGTTGTTTAGGAATTTTAGGAAACAATATTATGTTATCTTTGTTTTTATTTGCCATCAACATTCTTTGTTACTTCACCTTTAAAATTACATAGACCTTTATCAGCAAAATACTCAACTAACTCATTGTATCCGCCAATGTGTTTATCGTCAATTATTATTTGTGGCATAGTTCTTACTTGTTTACCTACAGCCTCGTATAACTGTTCTGGTGTTGTAAAATCTTTACCAAACATTTTTTCTTCGTACTTAAAACCTAGTGTCTTTACAAGATGTTTAGACTTTTCACAATAGACACAATTAGGTTTTGAGTATATTTCTATTTTATGACTCATTTGCAATAACCTCTACTTCGTCATAGGCCTTATCAGCCATTTCTTTAAGTTTGAAAGCGTCAACAACAGTTTCAATAGAGTAGTTGTACATTTTATTGTACTCACCCATTGGCAATCTTAAACCAATCCATGATCTGTAGTATCCGTTCTTTGTTAGAGTTACCTCTTGAGCAAATACTTCATATCCTCTTACAGGTGTCTGTTTGATTATATTTACCAATGTAGTTTCTACATCTGTTACAACAGTTTTATTAGTATTCTTACCTAATTCTGTAGTAAATATTTTTGCTTTCTTATTCATCTCACCTTTTACTTTGTCAGCAAGTTCAGCCTTTGCAATCATCATACCTTTTTCAATTGCAAGTTCTAAATCTGGTGAAACACTTGTGCCGACACCAAAGATACAAACTTTATCTTTGCCTTTGCCGAACGTTTTAGTACCACATTCTTTTTTCTCGTTATAATCTTTCATATACCAAGATGGTACTTTAAGGACTTGTTTATCTTTTTCTTGTTTGATTTTATATGTACTATTAGAACATCCTGTAAGTATTAAACCGACAGCGCCTATCATTACATATTTAACATACTTATTCATTCACTTTCTCCTTCATAATATTAAACACATTATATACTATTTCTTTTGTTTTGTCAACAGCCTGTGTTCTCTCAACTGTTGCAACAAATGGTTCCCATGTAAATGCAATGGATACCCATAAAAAAGATGTTATTATTAACGTTTTTATCATTATCTTACCTCCCAATTACCATCTTTATCTAAACATACTTTACCAGGTTTATGGTATGCGTGTTTAGGTCTTTCATAATATCTACAATAGGCAGGTGTATTCATATCACCATAGTAAAATTGAGCAAATAACTCCCAATATGTGGGACCATCGTATGCCTTTCGGCCATCTGCACATTCTACTACTTCCTGTTTAACAATCTCACCATTGTTTAATTGTTTAATTTCTACTTTAATGAAACAATACTGATTCTTTAATGGTTGTATTTTATCATATTCTACTGCAACATTTTTGCCTTCTAATTTATCAATCTTTTTCATTGTATTTTCAAATGAGTCTTCCGAGTAAGCAACTTGCATTAATACTGGTATCAATAATAACAATAGAAATATAAAAAATAATGTTCTCTTTTTATTGATCACTTACTCTCCATCTTCCGTCTGGCATTTTACAAACTTCTTGCCATTCCATTTTTCTATAAGGGTTACCATATAGTATTGAATCAAAAAATCTTGTGTTGTCTAAATTTTGATCATGTGTAGTTTCAACTACTGTACACTTAATTGGACCTTTTAAATAAAAACCTGTGGTCTTAATAATACCATTACTTTGTGTTTTAGGATTTTGCCAAGTTGTAAACCCTGGACTACTAGGTGCGTTTTCTAAATGATCTACAAATGCTCTTGTCATTAATTGATCATCTGTTTCAGCATTCATAATATCTGCACCTTTAAATGAACCTGCAACTGCACAAGTAGCCACAACAGCAGGATTATCACTTATATATTGCCAACATGCTGTACCAGCAACAGCCGCTGTACTGGATGCACCAATATAGGACTGTTTACTAGCACAATTAGAGAGCAACAACAAACAACTAATTAAAAGTAATTTCTTCAACATCTTCGATTTTTAATTTTTCTTTTTGTTCTTTTTTAAGTTTTTCTTCTTTTTCTTTTTGTTTTTCTGTCATTTCTTCAACATACTTTTTATACTTGTATTCTTGTAAAGTTAGACCGAACACTTTTTTATAAAAGTGATCAACTGGAACTGGTGAAGAATATGCAAGTATCAAATTATCAAAATTAACATCTAAATGTCTATACATCTTTGGATTTGATTTTTTTGCAACTTTATGTGAATTTAATAGTTGTAATCTATTTGTAAACACATCTTCATACGGTTCGTTTTGAGTTGATTGTTGCAAATCTTTTTGTTTTGCAATTTTAAATTCATCAAATAGTATTTGTTTATCTATCATAGTGTTGTCCTTTTGTTAAGTTAATAATCATTTATGTACTAATGCTATCACAAGTAAATCTAAAAGTCAAGCGTTAAATAAGTCAATAAAATCAACGTTTTTAAGAGAACAAAGTAAGAACATCTGACCTTTTTGGGTCTAGTTTTGTTAAAGAATCATTAATTTCATATAATTCTTCGTTTAATGATTCGTTATTTTTATATTCTAACTCGTCCTCTATTTCTTTTTTTCTACTTTGTAGATTTTTAATTGTTATATTTTTGTCGCTCATATACCCTCCTCTAAAAATCTATCTGTAAAATCTTTTGGTAATCCATTTGGATCAAATTTCTGATTTTTAATAGTATTGTCATAAGGTTTATTATCATTACCTATAAGTTTACAAGTAGCCTGAATATCATCTATAAGATGGTCTATTTCAGCGTCCCTTTCAGGTGTCTTAATATTATTATATTTCAAATTATATAACTTATCTGATTGAGATTTTAAACTATCAATCTTTTTACAAAAATCACTAATCTTGTGTAACATTATCTTTTACCTTGTTAAATAGATTTTTAATCTTTGCCCAATTCTTAGCATTCTGTTCTTTACCTTCTTGCCAAGAAGCTTTTTGATATTCTTTTATTTCATTTACTTCATTGACAATAAAAGTTTTTACTTTTGTGTCGATTGTTTCATCACTCTTTGCCATTGTCATAGTCATTAAGACAGCAATGGTAATCATCATCATAGTTTTCATTATATTTTCCTTCCCATTGATTTAAAATCTTTAGCATCAACAACCTGATAACCGCCTTTGTTGTATGCTACAGATATTGTTTTACCAGCAGGTAAATTTGTACTATAGTATCTTCTATAGGTACTACCCACTATCCTATCACTTGTTGGTATAGAATCTCTTACTTTGAATATTGAAGTATCTAAAGATTTAGGTACTCTTTTTGATTTGATAATCTGGCCTGTTTTTACATTTACATTAAGACCCAATGTACTCAACCATTTATGATATTGTAATTTTACTAAATCTAATTGTTCTTTTTTTGTCATTTTTTTTGACATTCTATTATTATTGCACATTTTAATCAATTTGTCAATAGTCTATATTTTATCATAATTAAAGTATTTAATAGTACCTTCTACATAACCAAGTCTTTTGTCTTTTACTTTAGGATTTGTAAACATAGTGTTAGCGTCACCTGATTTATAACCCTCTTTATGTGATAAAGTGATGTGAGCAGCACCTTTATCATTTCTTTTTATTTTTTTATTACTATCTAATAGAAACATATCTTTTACCCAATATGCGTCAATGTGATTATTTGCTCTGTAACCATTAATCATAGCACCAACTTTTTTACCTACAATATTTTTGTACTTATTAAAAACCTTAACACTTGGTTTAAATGCAAGTGTAATATGATCGGATACTAATACACTCATTGTAGCACTTTTTTTAACTGCGTTACAACTTTGTTTATCTAATGCAATAGCAAAATAACCGTTATACATTATTTCCCGTATACCTTTTCTGCTTCTAAATGTAAAGCAATATCAACATCTGATTCTTCTTTTTCTGTTAAAGCCTTTTCATCAGCATACTGATCAATTTCTACATCACCATTTTCTTCAGCATACTCATCATCTGTATAAGATACTTTACCAAGATATTCTGTTGTATCACTATCTGAATAATTAGCGTCAACCATATAAGTTTCAACACTATTTTTAGTTGTAGTTATCTCGTGGTTAATTTGTGAGTGATCAATGCCACCATCATCTAAAAACTTTTGATCAGCTTCGTCTTTATCTTTAGCCAATACCTCTTGTTCAACAACAAGTGTATAATAAGTTTTTTTTCTGTATAGGTTTTTACCTATATTTTCTTTTGTATATATTATATTTGTGTCTATTGTCATAGTGTCTCCTTAGTTTAGTTGTGTTATATATTCTCTTTTAGTTTTGTAATTTTTTGTCATATCGGGATTAAAGTCTTTTCTAAAACCTTGTCTTTGGTGTAACTGACCAAAGTC